CCTATAAAAACTTTGTTAGCCCCCCTTAACTTCCACCAGCGCACAAGAAGACCCGACACGCTAAACACGTGCCGGGTCATCTGCGGGAGGTCGCGATCTGTCCGAGTCGTCTAGTATGGCATAGGCAAGCAGATCGTGACTGTATGGGGTGCGTGTGCTGTGGTCGGTAGCACGAGAATCAGTATACACTTTCCAGGCTCAAAAATCTAACGTGCAATTTCTCGCGATCGCGTACGAGCATACGTGCGAATGCGAGCGCGTCTTCAATCTTAGTGCAAGTCTTCACGCGCTTGTCGTTGTAAGTGAAGTCGTAATACCAGACGTTGAACTGCTTGAAATCGGTCATCTGAAGCACCTCTTAATTATTCTGGAAGATCTTGTATAGTAAGCGCATGTCCTCCTGGTCACAGTAACCGTTGAACAAAGTTTCTCGGCTCATAACGGTAGACATAACTAACTTCCTTTCTGTCTCCCTGCCTTACAAGTTATATAATAACACTAACTGTTACAAAAAACAACTTGCAATTATAACAACAGCCGTTAAAATAATAACTAAATTCCAACTAGACGAGGGAAAGGATCGTCATGAACAAGTCCGAAATCGAGAGCCTGTGGAGGGCACTGTGCGCGACCACGTGCAAGCCTGGTACACGCGCACCTTACGATAGCGTGTGCGTGCATAATCGAGTCGTCTACGCGACGAACAGCTACGTCCTGCACCGTGTCGAGGGGCTTTATCAATCGGGTATGATCTTTCGCGCTCTCCACGGCAACGAGCTAACGTATCTCGACCGCACCGACGTCCTGGACGGTTTGCTCAAATATCGGCCGGACAACCGCGAGTTCGCTAACCTTATTCCCGACTACGATTCCGCAAAGCTCATGCTCGCGCTGCGCCCGCACCGTGCGCTCGGCTCGACGGTGAAGTTCTACAGCGGGGCCCGTCGCGAGTATGCGCCCTTGGTCATCGTGAGCAAGACGGCCACTCCCAATGAGCCGGTCATCATCACGACAGTCGTACAGGGCGAAAAGAACGGGTGGAAATAATGAAATGGTATGAGACTTCGTTAACCGCTCAATTCGACAATGCGATCAAGCTGTCGCAACAAGGCCGGTCTGAGGCATATGTTAAGGCGATTCGCAGGATCCGCACACTCATGATAGAACGTGAGAAGCAAGTGTGTTGTGATCTTGAAATGACTAGCGTGCTGTCGCATTACCAAGGTATCGACGCTTTGCTCCATATGGAGCAATCCAAGCTGCGCGTCATGACCGACGACGATCTCGCGATCTCTCGAATTGGTCTTATGTGTGATTGTGCCGCGTTGACGCTCAACAGTGACAGACCAAGTGCGAAACAAAAGCGCGCGTCCGCGCGACAGGCGCTCGATAAGATATTAAGGGAAATGCGTCGTCGTACTTATGTCTATGACTTCGATGACTGTCGTTACTATTGATTATTGGGTGTGTTGAAAAATGTCTGAATCAAACGAGTATTGCGATTATTCGCGGTTGTGTGCGGTACATACGCGTCCGCATGTGTACGAACTGCTAAATGGAGGTCTCGACTTTTATCGACGCATATCTGATTCCGATCTTCGAGAATATCTAATAGGAGCGGGTTACATATTTGATGAATATATATAACTCTTCATAAATTCGCCTGCTCCGACAAAAAAAAACGGGGCTTCGTATGTTAGGAAATATGAAGCAAGAAAGCGTCTTTGCAAACAACTGCTCTGTCGTCTTCAGCGTGAGCAACTTCGGCGCGCCTCTCGATTACAATAGATTTGGCTTACGGGACTCGGCAAAGGGCCGGGTCCCTTTTTTTCTGCCGGAAAGGAGGCAATGAAATGGACGTCAAGGCAATTACGGATCTGGTGAGCAACGTGGCATTCCCCATTGCGGCTTTCGTGATGATGTACTACAGCAACACGAAGACCATCGAGGAGCTTCGCAAGACCATCGAGGAGAACAGCCTGATCATGACGAAGCTCTCCGAGAAGCTCGACAATTTCAACGACAACAAGGAGGTCTAGCAACATGAAAGCAAATCGCATCGAGCGGAAGAAAGGCGCGGCTCTTGCCGCGTTTTTCTTCGCGCTCGCTATCGCATTTGCAACGCCGACCGGTGCGGAGGCATATCAGAGCGTCGACAAGTACGTTTCTAACGGACACGGGTATTTGAACGCCTCCTATCTGGTTATCCACGAGACGGCTAACCCTGGCGCGAGCGCCTACAATCATACGTTATTATGGGCGCGTGACGATACCTATGCAGTCCATCATGTGATGGAGCTAGACGGTTCGACCGTGTACAACACGGTCGCGGAGAACCGTCTTTGCTGGCACGTGGGCAACGGCAACGGATACACGATCGGGATCGAGCTCGCGCATGCCACGAACGCCTCCGATTTCGCGAAACAGTGGGGAGAGGCCGTTAAGTGGGCCGGGGACGAGCTGCGCGCCCACGGGTGGGACACGTCGCGCCTGCTGTCCCACTATGAGGCCGCTCGGCGCTGGGGCGGTTCCGACCATACCGACCCGAACGGCTATTTCCGCGCATACGGTAAGACGTGGCTCGAGTTCAAGCAGGCCGTAGCATCTTATCTCGGTTCCGGTTACGTCGCGCCGATTGCGCCCATCGACGGAAACGGGGGCACGTATCAGCCCGCAACCTCCGCAACTCGCGCGACCTTCCCCAAGTCCACGGGCAAGAGTGTAAAAATTCACTATGCCTTGCATAATCGCCACGGCGCGTGGAATGACGCTGTAACTAACTTCAACGACAGCAATTCCGAGGGATTCGCCGGTGTGCCCTACGGATCTCACGACATGCTGATCGCATGGGTCGATAGCGGCACGCTGCGCTACCGCGTCCATACCGAGGAGAGTGGATGGCTGGATTGGGTGCAGACCGCCAATTACAACGATTCCGTAAATGGCATGGCGGGCATCTGGGGCCAGACCATCGACGGCGTTCAGATGTACTACATCACGCCTACCGGTGATTACAAGCAGGTCTACTACCGTTCCCAGGACGTCGCGCACGCCGGATACTGGGACGAGGTGTGCGACGACGGCACCACCTACGGAGGAGACGATTACGCGGGCGTGTACGGGTGCGCACTCGACCGTCTGCAATGCTATGTATCAGACGGCACGCGCCGATAAGTGAAAATTATTAGAACGACCGTTGACACAGAAAGCATCTTCTTCCTATAATGTCCATGACAGCAACGGGGAGGGGGGTGCTTTTCATGACAAACGCAAAGAAGGAGCGCGGTCGAATCGGGCGTCGAATCCAGATTTGTCATTGCATCGGCAAGACAGTCGCCAAGGGCAAGCTTATTGATTTCGAGTACGACCTATATGGCGACTATTCGAACCCGGTGAAGGCGACGAACACGCTCCGCCAACGTCTAGGAGATTCGTTCATCTCGATCACAAGAGTCGAGGCCGAATCGGACTATTACTCAATCCCTATAAGACTTTTTCTCAAAGTCGCTATGAACTACGCAATCGGAAAGGAACCTCATTATGATTAACGAAGACACTCAGCTCGCATCTATGGATAACTGCATTGATCTCTACACCCCCTCAAAATATTCCAGCATCAAGCCTATCGACACCGCTACCATGAAGCTCGTCGTGAACGCGATGAACAACGCCGAATCCCTGGCCGATCATGAGGGCGAGGTCCTCAACGTCATCGGCGTGTTCACCAAGCCGGGTATCCGCCGCGCGCGTGATAAGAACGCTGTAGATATGCCCTGCACCAACACCACGCTCGTGTGCGAGGACGGTACCGCCTATTTTTCCCAGTCGGAGGGTGTGCGCAACGCAGCCGATAATTTCATGGCCGCTGGCCTCTTCGACGAGGGCGAGATCGTCCCGATGAAACTCGTTTCGAGCGTGCTCCCCAACAAAAACACCCGTAAGACGCTCGTACTCGTCTAATCAAGACTTAACCCTCAGCTCCCGTTGCTTTAATATCAGGCGGTGCGGTCCAGGCCGCACCGCTTTTATTTTGGAGGTCGAGCCCTATGGCACGTGCGAAAAGGACATCCGACGAGGTATACAACGCGCGACGCCGCGCCAAGCGACTGCTGGCGCGCCTGGAGCGCGAGGACGTGAGCGACATGAGCACGTTGCAGAAACGCGCGCGCGCCGACTATATCGCGAGCGTGCGCGAGCAGATTTCACAGTCATACCAGGGGACGAGACAGGTGCATCAGGTGGCCGAGGCGCAGACGCGAACCGAGAAGGCCGCAGAGCGCCTCGACCGCATGACGACCGCGCCGCGCAAGGCGAGGTCGCGCGCGGCTCGGTCGAACCTCATATTCCAGCGCCAGATCAACCTGGCGCGCTCGGGCGCGCCGAGCACGCTCGGCGATCACGGTAAGGGGGCCGTGTCGGTCTTCTACGCGGCGACGCGTCGGTTCTGGCGTGGGAAGGATCCCAAGGAGCGCAACAGGCTGATCATGGAGGGGCTGGGCGTGACGTCGTTGTCCGAGGCCTACGACCGCGTTATCGGGGCCAACAGGAAGGCGCTCGACAGCCTGGTATCGTCGGGAGCGCAGACGTCGCTCGTCGAGGGGCTGACCTCAGAGAACGAGGCCTTCTATAGCGAGGTGGATTTCGACGCGGAGCTGACCGGCTCGGCGGTCTGGGCTTCAAAGATCGTAATGTTCGGGTAGGAAAAAAGGTGCGGGGATGGGATTCAAGTCTAAGAGGCCGGAGTTTCGGGTAGCGGCGAGCTACGATACCGAGACTTGCAACATATGTACCGACCGCGCCGGAAACACGTGGCGCGCCTATCCCGTGCTGTTCATCGTCAACGATTTGCGCGGGTGCGACCTGCGGACCTATGAGCCCGGCGCGGGCCATATCGACTTCTATCGCCACGAGGGCGAGATGCAAGATTGTATCGACGAGTATATCGTCTGGGGCGAGCGCGAGCATTTCATTCCAATCATCTGCGCGTACAATCTCATGTTCGACCTCCAACCCCTCATGCACGACCTCAACGAGCGCTGGGATATGGAAGTGTCCGCCCAGAGCGCGACGAGCGTCTATACCGTGGACATCGTGTGCGACGGCGCGGTCAAGCTACGCTTCTGGGACACCTTCTATCTGGAGATGCGCGGACTCGCGAAGATGGGCGAGGCCGCTGGACTCCCCAAGGCCGAAGGCGACTGGGACTATTCCAAGATCCGCACGCCCGAGACTCCGCTCACGCAAGAGGAGCTTTTCTACGCAGGCCGCGACACCGAGGTCATCCCCGCATATCTGCGCTATCTGCTCGAGTCCAACGAGTGGCTGCGCCCCGAATGGCTCGGCGTGCGCGTGCTGACAAAGACGTCGCTCGTGCGCCAGGCTGGAAAGATGGAGACGGGACGCCTCCGCATCCCCAGGGCCAAGGGTAGGCCGATCTCGGTACAGGCCGCTTTCGAGCGCATGTGCGCCGAGGAGCTCGCGCCGACCTATGCGCAGTACGCATTGCGCAAGGCGTGTTTCCGAGGCGGCTTCACGCTCACGAGTGCGCGCTACTCAGGCATCGTGCAGTCTAACGTATTCTCAATCGACGAGACGTCCGCGCACCACGCATACATCAACGGGCATATGTGCCCAGTCCATTTCTGCGGCCTGCTGCCCCCCGTGCTACAGGCGATGGCCGAGAACGTGTGCGCAACCGACCTCGACGCGGCGATGCGCCACTGGGAGGAGCCGTTCGGGTGCGCCTTCCACGCCCAGATCCGATTTACGAACATGCGTTTGCGTGAGGGGAGCGCTTTCGAGTGCTGGGACATCGCGTTGATGTCTGAGGCGAAATTCAAGGCCAAGGGCCAGCTGGGCGACTGGGGCGGGCAGGCCGACCGCGACGGCGTGACCGCAGTGCGCAGCGCCGGATACGTCGACACCGCATACAACGGGCGCTTCGCATTCGGTAAGCTGGTATCGGCCGACTCCGCAATCGTCAACGTGTCCGAGCTGGAGCTGTGGTGCATGAGCCGGGTATATGCCTGGGATTCGATGGAGGTAATTTTGGGGGAGGGTACTATGAGTTTCGTCAAGCCACCCGACTATGTGACCCTGCTCTCTAATCTGTTCTACGCTAGAAAGAATGCATGCAAGCAGATCTTGAAAACCTATGAGACCGGCACGCCGTACGCGCCGGACATCCCCGAGACGATTCCCGAGGGCATCGCCTCTCGCATCCGCTCGGGTGAGATGGAGCGCGCCGACCTCGAGGCGTACTATAACTCGACCGTCAAGGGCATGTTCAACAGCATTTACGGCATGGAGTCGCAAGACGTTTTCAAGCCCGGCTACAAGGTCGAGGACGGTGAAATCTCGGTCGACCGCTCGACCGTCGTGTCGCGCGAGACATATGAGGCGCATTACGAGGACGCGAAAAACAAGCTCGTGCTCTACCCCTACGGCCTGCGCATCGTGGGCGGGTCCCGTATGGCGATCGTCGCGGCAATCGAGTTGATATACCGCGCGCTCGGCGAGCGCGTGCGCGTGCTGGGCGGCGATACCGACTCGTTGAAAATCTCGTGCGATACGGACGTCACTGCGGACGACCTCATGTGCGTGCTCGCGCCGTTCCACGAGGCCGTCACGGCCTCCATCGACTCGTGCATGGGCCGCATCCGCGCCAACTTCCCCGGGTACGCCTCGACGCTCGCGGGCGTCGGAACGTTTGAGGTCGAGGGCGCAGCCTATCCGCTCCACATGGACGCATGGAACAAGGCGCGCGTGAGCTGGGACGGCGAACATGCGCACATCACGTGCGCGGGTCTGTCGCGCCCGACGGGCATGTACCATATCGAGAACTGGATTGACGACATGAGCGCCGGCCACGGTTTCACCGAGGTCGCGCCGCGCGTGCTGGGGTGGGGCGTGCGCGTGTCGCAGGCCGTGTGCCACGCGCTCGAGCATTACCGGCCGGCATCCGCCGACGTGTTGGACATGGACGTGACCGACTATCTCGGCGAGACCGCGCACGTGAGCGCGCACGAGTCGATAGCGCTCTTCGAATCAGACCGCGTGCTCGGCGATTCGGAGAAGGGCGGCAACGCGCGCACCGTCGCATATATGCGAGAGCGGTACGGGCGCGTCGTGGACACGACCGAGCGCGTCATCGACTACGACGGGACGCGCGCGAGCTACACTTATCTGGACGATGAAGGGAACGAGGTCGAATGGTAAACCTGAACGACGGCATTCATTACAACTGGGAGAAGACGCTCAGCTATAACGCTGATATAACGATGGTCGTCGGCGCGCCGAACAAGGGCAAGACGTATGGCCTTCGCGCCTACGCGCTCAACGCCGCGATCAAGCGCGACGAGCGTTTCGTCGAGGTCTGCCGCACGCTCGACGAGCGCGACGCCGTGAAGAAGGGATATTTCGATAAACTGGTCGCGACCGACGAGGAGTTCGCGAACTACGAATATAAGTGTGAAAACAACGAATTTAAGTACCGACCCTCCGGTGCCGAGAAGGGCACGCCGTGGAAGGTCTGCGGATACGTCGTCGGATATGCCGAGATGCAGGGCACGAAGAAAAGGACGTTTACCAACGTCAAGAACATCATCTTCGACGAGGCCATTATCGAGAACATCGACGCGACTCACACCTACAAGCGCAACGAGTGGAACATGCTGGCCCGAATCACCGACTCGTGCGCCCGCGAGGACCCCTACGACGGGCACCGGATCAAGCCGCACGTCTTCCTGCTGGGCAACGCCGTCGACCTGCTGAACCCCTATTTCGCGGCGATCGGCGTAAAGGGCGTGCCGAGGTTCGGCTTTACGTGGTACCTGGATAAGATGGTCCTGCTCCATTACGTCGAGCCGGACGAGCACGACCGCTACCGCATGGACAACACGCTCGCGGGCCGCATGGGACAGGTGACCGGATACACGAAAGCCACCTACGCTAACGACTTCGCCGAGGACAACAGATATATCTCCAAGAAACCCTCGCGCGCCAAGTACGTCATGGGGTGCGTGCATATGGGCGACGAGTACGGCATCTGGATTGACGTGAGCGAGGGATATTATTACGTGACCGGGAAGATTCCCAAGAACGCCGAACCGGTCTTCGCGCTCACGAGGCGCGACAACACGCCGAACCGCATCGCCGCGCAGCGCGCCGTGAAAACCCTGCGCGTCATCGTCCAGATGTACTACGAGGGGAGCGTGCTATTCGACTCGGTCAAGGTGCGCGAGGGATTCCTGGACGCGATGTCGCTCTATGGCGTAAAATGACCGCGACGCCCGCGACGACTCGCGCGGAAGGCGGCGAGTAGGGAAGATTCGGGGCAGCTATATCGTTCGGTCGATACCCGAACCCCGCACGCTCGGCGGCGTGTTTCAGCCGCACGCGCCAAAGTTTCGCAAAGGCGTTATATAATGGGCGCGATGCGCAGGCGAGAGCCTGCTCGCATCGCGCCCTTATTTGTAGCTATAGAAAGGAGCTGACATGGACGAGGACGAGAAGCCTGAGACCGAGGGTGACGACCTGACCACCGAAGAGCGGGAGATCGAGGTCGAGACCGGCGCGTCCGGCGAGGAGGCGCACCGCATCGGCGAGTTCGACGACCTGCGCGACCGCCTGGAGCGCATCGAGGGCATGCTCGGCAATATCACCTCGACACTCGATGCGATGCGCACGACCGCTGCCGCGATCGACATCGACAACGGCGTCGACGTGGTGGATGTCGACGGCGACGGCGACGCCGATGTCGTGACCGACGACGGCGAGGCCGACATCATTCCCGACTACGACGATATGGATCTTGACCTGTAAGGAGGTTAATAGATGGCAACTAATAACACCACGATCGCGGGCCGCGTGTACCTGTCCGCGACCAACGATTTCCAGCAGCGCGTGCCCGACCCGACCATCGCGGGCATCGACGCGACGAGCAAGTTCCTATTCAAGCCCAACAACGGCCGCTATCTGAACGAGTTCATCGACGCGTACATCAACCGCGTCGGCGACCAGATCATCCACAACAAGGAATGGGAGAACCCCCTGCGCGTCTTCAAGGGCGCTGCCATGCGTTACGGTTCGTCCATCCAGGAATCCGCGCTCAAATGGATCAAGGCGCACACGTACAATATCGAGGATTCGGCGCTCGAGAAGATCAGCCGCCCCGAAGCGGCCGTGTGGTACCACACCGTAAACCGCGAGGACCGTTACGACATCACGCTCGAATACCCCGACCTGCGCCAGGCATTCCTCGACGAGTTCGGACTCAACCGCCTCATTGACGCCGTGCTCACCGTGCCGCGCAACTCCGACAACTACGACGAGTACCTGTGCATGATGTCGCAGATGTCCTATTATGAGCAGAACTGGGGTTTCTTCAAGCACCACGTGAGCGCCGAGCCGACCGACGAGGCCACCGGTAAGGAGTTCCTCAAGGCCGTGCGCGCCTACGCGAGCAAGCTCAAGTTCCCGACCGCGCTCTACTCCCCGGTCTCAGCCGAATACGGCATCCCGGTTTTCGCGAATCCCGAGGAGCTCGTGCTGTTCGTCACCGCAGACGCCATGGCGTCGGTCGATGTCGACACGCTCGCGGGAATCTTCAACCTCGACAAGGCGGAGATCAAGTACCGCACCGTCGTCGTGCCCGACATCCCCGTGCCCAACGCATTCGCGCTACTCACAACCGACGCATTTTTCGTGTGCGAGGATTTCCTGTACGCAAACGAGAGCTTCTACAACCCCTCGACGTACTCCACTAACTACTACCTCCATCATTGGGAGGTCGTGTCGTGCTCCCCGTTCGTGCCCGCTATCCTGTTCACCGCGGACGCCGCGACCGATATCCCCACGCTGACCCAGACCGTGACCGACGTCGAGATCGCCGCAGCCTCCCAGCAGCTCAAGCCGGGCGAGACCACGCAGATGACCGTGAAGCTCGTCGGCACCATCACGGCAAACGATCTCGGTATCGACGTCGAGCCGAACGCCGTCACCTGGAGCGTGAGTGCCGAGACCGCTGCGGCCGACGGCGAGCCGATCGCGCTCAACACCGCGACGCGCGTCGACCGTCTGGGCGTGCTGCACGTCCAGAAATCCGACCTCGAGGCCGGTAACGTCCTCCACGTCACCGGTACGACCTCGTACGTCAATCCCTCCGGCTCCACGACGCTCCATACCAAGACCGTGGACATCACGATCGCCTAGCCTATAATCGTTAGTGCAAGGCGCCGCGCCTCGCTCATGCGTGAGCGGGGCGCATTTTATTAAGGAGGGCATATGAGCGATTTCCCGAACCTCGATAACGTGAACGTGTACAAATACGGCAACACGCTCGACTATTCCCGATTCAAGCCGACCGCGCGGCTCAAGATGTGCAACGTCCCGTGGTGCGGCGACTACGATAACGTCGTCAAGTTCGACGACGACGCCGCGCGCGACGCATGGTTCGACGCGCTCGAGGGCGAGACCGTCAACCTCGACACGATGTTCAACGTCAAGCCCGACGGCGCGTCCAAGGTGCCGGTGCCGGTGACATCCGCCCAGGGATACAACTACCTCGTCGTGGACCTGCCGCGCATGACGAGCGATGCGCAGCCGCTCGCGTACGCCGCAGGCGATCGCAAGCGCCGCTATTACTATTTCATCCAGGACGCGCAGCAGCTCTCCCCAAATTCGACGCGCCTGATCCTCACGCTCGACGTATGGACGACGTATATCAACGAGATGCAATTCGACTACGTGTTGCTGGAGCGCGGACACGCGCCGGTTGCCGCGTCGAGCGTGGCCGACTACCTCGCGAACCCCCGAGACAACAGCGCGTACCTTCTCTCCGATGATGTCAACACCGGGGGCGAGCCGTATGTCGAGACCGCGCGCGCGTACAAGAACTACAGCGCCGAGACGCAGCGCGCGTGCGTTGCGACCTATGCGGATCTCCAGGGCGATTTCGGTACCGCTGCCGCCCCGAAGGTGCCCGCGATTTCAGAGCCGGACGTATCCGGCGTGCTCGCGCCGCGCGTGTACTCCGTAGCCGTAGGCGACCTCCAGCCGTTCCTGCGTGCGCTCGAGACCAACGCGCCCTGGATGAAATCGACCGTGCTCGGCGTGTTCTTCGCACCGTCCGACCTGCTCACGCAGTCCGCGCCGTTCACGCTTTGGGACATTTCAATTACCGTGCTCGATGCCGTCCAGAAAATCGAGACGTTCATGCAGCCCGGCGTGGCCGATTTCGGGTACCCCGCGCAGGCCGCAGGTTTCGCCAAGCTCTACACGTACCCTTATGCCGCGATCCGTATCGGTGACGAGCGCGGGCAGACCTCGACGGTTAGAATCGAGGATCTCGGCGCGAACGGTATCCAGCTCGCTAGCGCCGTGAACCTCGTCATGCCGTACATCTCAATCGACGCGCGCCTGCTCGGTATCGCCGGCGCTACGGATTCGCTCGCGTTCCAGACAATCGAGGGGCGTACGTACAGCTACGGCGGAGCGTGGGGGGAGTACCTAAAGAGCTGGAACCTTCCCGTGATGCAGGTTTCCCAGAGCGCCGCGAGCCGCGCGGCCTACACGACCGTATACAGCCGCGCGCACGCTAAGCTCGCTGCCGACAACGCGCTCGCGTCGTCGCTCGCATCCAACTCGACCGCGTACACGAATGTCGACAATTCGGCGAAGAACGTGACCGATAACAACGCGGTCAACACTGCGGCAAACACCGCTGTCACGAAGAACGCGAACGACTGGGCGTTGACCGGAGCCGCGGCATCTAACCAAAAGCTTGCAAGCGACTGCGATGCGGATAATGCAACCTCTACCGCAATGAAGGGGCTGCAAAACGAAGTCGTCTCGATCACGACTGCAAACAACAACGCGTCCGCAATTGCGAGCACGTTGGGATCGGTCGTAACCGGTGGCATCACTGGAGGCAGCGCGGACGCCAAGAGCGCTGCAATCGGGGGAGTGGCGGACCTCGCGGTATCAATCCCCACTGCTAACGCCGCTGCGGCGATCTCGCAAACGAGCAATTCCCTGGCTGCGGAATTGGCCCAGACGAACGCACTCCAAAAGACTGGGAATGCGGCCAAATTCACAGCCGAAACATGGAGGATTCAGAATAATGCGAGCACCGTCGCGACCACGCTGCGCAACGAGGCGAGCACCAAGGTAGCGAACAACAACGCGGGCGTCATGCGCACCAACGCGGGCAACACCAAGGCCACCGGGGACGCGAACGCGAACCGCGCATACGCGACCGCCATCGACGCGATCTCGGCGGGCCTCAACCAGGCGGGGGTCGCGGCCCCCGCGCAGTTCGGCGCGAACGCGAACGGGCAATCGGGCGCGACCGCGCCGCGCGCCCTGTTCGCCCAGGTCGTCACGCAGCGCGAGTGCGACATCATGAACGCGGCCTCGGCATTCGCCCGTTACGGTTATTCGCTCATGAGAGAGTTCAGCATGGTTAACATGCAGGTCATGCGCCATTTCACGTACTGGAAATGCGCCGAGGTATGGTGCAGCGGCAACGGCAACGCGCTCGAGTCCGCACAGGGCGCGATCAAGGATATACTTATTCATGGCGTGACCGTCTGGAGCAAACCGGAGGAAATCGGCCGCGTGAGTATCTACGACAACCTGTAAAGGAGGCACCATGGCAGACATCGACCTTAACGCGCTTCTCAAGGCCGAGACCTATCAGGGCATGACCGACGAGGAGATCGACGCGATCATCGACTACAAGGTCGAGCGCGCCAAAATCCATGCGACCATCAGTAAGGACATGGAGACACATCAGGCGATCATGAAAGAGCTCATGAACACGCAGTCCAAATCCAGCGCAGAGGTGCTCGCATCGTTCAAGACGGCAATCGACACACCGGCGATCTATAAGGAGGTGGACGCATGAGCAAGGGACGCAGGGGCTACAAGCAGCGCCGCAAGTACAGGCCCGGCGCGCAGCCGACATACTGGCAGACCGAGGCGTACAATCAACAGCTGTTCGCCATGTTCCAAAACGACCTGATCGAGCTCGCGCTGTCGCGTTTCCGTTGGCTCAACCTACCCGAGACCTGCAACGAGTGCTTTCTGGAGTGGACGCTGCTCACCGAGGGCGCTGCCACGCTCGCGTTTCCAAACTCGAGCGATACGCTTCTATCGCTACGGGCCGTCCAGCAGGGCGCTCCGAACATGTACAACGAGCCGCGCGCATGGCGCGCGATGGGCATCACCGGCAAGACGAATTTCATGTGCAATTGGGACCGAGGCGTATGGATCTGGGAGAACCGCACACGCTACCCCCTGCTCGTGAAGATTAACATCTGGGCGCGCGAGCTGACCGACATCATGCGCACAAAACAGATCAACCGTTTCCATATGCGCATGCCCTTGGCCATCATCGGACCCCAAGACCGAATGTTCGACGTGCAGAACTTCTACAAAGCAGTCGCGAACGGTGAGCCTTTCGTGCTCGGATATGACAACTTCCAGGACATCCAGACGACAGCAACCATGCCTCAGCGCGCGCGCGAGTACATCGGGGACAAGCTCCAAGAGGAATGGGCCAACACATGGGATGCGATCTACCGCGAACTCGGTATCGACTCAATGCCGTTCAAAGAGGAACGCATGATCGAAGACGAAGTGAACTCGACCATGCAGCCGACCGAGCTCGCGCGCATGTCCCCGCTCAACACGCGCCGCGACGCATGCGACAAGCTCAACGCACGTTTCGGAAACCGCCTGGGCGCGCCGATCACCGTCGTATGGGCCCGCGACAACCTTTCCAGCAACTACGACATATCGCACCGTTACGACACTATGCTCGAGAGGGGGTAAACATATGTTCGATTTTCCCGAGGTGAACACAGACGAACGCTACGACTACATGACGATCACACTCGGCGAGTGGCACGAGCTGGGATTCTATAAGCCGCTCGAGGATGATTCGTGGCGTTTCGACGCCTACAGCGACGAGCAGTACACGCGGCTTTGCACCAAGTTCCTCAACCGCTTCTATGACCGCGAGGTTTCAATCACGGTGCCGAGCAGGTGGAAACGCGCATACCTGCGTAAGCTCAACGAGATCATGCCCAAGTACAAACTGCTCTATGCGCGCGTCGAGCAGGGATTGAACCCCCTCCAGGAGTCTCGAGACCGCGAAAAATCGCGCGACATCTTCTCGGACTTCCCCGAGACGATGCTTTCCGGTAACTCCGACTACGCGAGCACCGGAAACGACCGCGAGGCCGACACGATGCACGAGGGCAGCGCTGTCGACAAGGCCGTGCAATTCGCGCGCGAGTACGTTGACGTAGATGCTATGATTCTCGATGAGCTCGAGCATGTGCTTTTCACCTCGATACTCACACCGACCGTTCCGCTTTGGTAAAGGAGGTGAAGCGAATGTTTACACCGCTTCCGTTTTTCAATCCCTGGATGTTGACGAACCCGACACTCCCAAAATTGTACTGGAAGGTCAAGAGTCCCGAGCAGCTGATCGCGAACCTCTATTGCATCATCGACGCGATTAAAGACCCCCTCAATAACACAATCGAGCTGTCGAATAAGAACGCGGAGACAATCGAGGCGATCAAGAAGGTTATCGAGTCCATCGAGAACGGCCAGTATTACGACCGGTACATCGACGGCCTTGCCAAATGGATTGACGCTAATTTGCAGCAACTCGTTGCGCGTCAATCAAAGTTCGTATTCCCGACCTTCTATCAAGAGCCCGATACCGGGTGCTGGAGGTACGCGCTAGTCGTTCCGCAGGGCTGGGAACATCTCGTATTTGACTGGATTTTCGACGAGCGCGACAACACCTACCACGTCCGCATCAACTATTAAGATAAGGAGCACCTATGCCTAACGTTTCCAACTTTGGCACCCAGACCGATAACGCAGTCGTACAGGGCACCGTGACCGATCGCGCTATGGTCATTCCCGACCTTCCCCCGCAGGGGCTTATGAGCGTCGGCCCGCGCGTGACCCCGCATTTCGTCAAGCCGTCGCTTTGGTCCGCACTCACCACATATCACTTTTTCGACGCTGTGCACGACGCTGCGGGCGCGTCGTATGTCGCTATCAAGCCGGAGGTTCCTGCCGGGACCGAGCTTACCGACGAGGGGTATTGGTTCCTTTGGGCTGATCCGAACAGCCAGTTTGCGGATCTAAGCGAGCTGGTGAAGACTTTCAACGGACGCATCGCGCAGAACACGGCCTCGATTCTCGGGGTTGAATCCAATGTGAACCGTGAGGCCTATTACATCAAGGGGGAGAGCGCGAGCGAAATCAATCGAGAGATCCTCTCCAACACCGATAAGATCATTCGATTCGCGAACAAGAAAACATATAACATGACAGAAGTAATCACCATACCGGCAAACTGCTATATCGACCTTAACGAATGCGTCTTGAAACGCACCGCGACTGTGCACAACGTCGTTAACATCGTTGGAGATAACGTACACATCGAAAACGGAACAATCGACGGTAACAGAGTTGCGGACGGGTTGTCGGCCGTAAACGTAAACGATCGTTTCGACGGTGTGAACGCTACGAACGTGTCTAATGTCACCGTAAACAAACTAACTGTGGTCAACTGCGTAAACGCGGAAATCCAGGACACCAACACGCACGGTGCGTTTTTTGCAAATGGAGTAACAGGTATCACGCTGAACGACTGCAAGTTCGATTCAAACGACCGAACAGGCTTCTTTTACTACAAATGTAAAAATGTAAACGTGAACGGTGGCTCAGGTTCCAATAATCTCGGTAGCGCGATTAGCGGTGAGTTATCGGATAACGTCATCGTTACCGATTTCTCAGCATACAGCAACGGGTACACGGGTATCTCGATGAATGGAAACGGACTCCGAACCGTCAACTGCACCTCAAACGGAAACAAATACAGCGGTTTCGATTTCGGTCATAACCAGGAGACCAATAACGATTTTGCGTGTATCGGATGCACGGCTTGCAACAACAAGTACGAAGGAGTGTCTACTCAATATTCGACAATCGGGTTGATCTCAGGGTGCTATTTTGAAAGCAACGAACGAGCTAACATCGCTACTTTATACGCGCTCGAAAATAACATTCTCGTGGTAAGCGATACAGTTGTAATCGACGGCCAGATAACGCTAAGGTGTAGAGCCATCCTTTCCAATGACACACTTAATGGAAAGGCACCTTTCATCGTGGCAGCAGCGCCCTCAAACGTTCAAATGAAATCTTGCACGGGCTTCGCAACGTCGGGTACCTGGGGCATCGGAGTTGAGGCAAACGCTAAACTTAGCGTGAAAGATTCATATTTCAACGCGACCAACGTTACCAATAACAACCTGATTCTAGGAAATGGACAATACGCGTTTTCCAACGTCAAATGTGACGGTTATAATCTGCCCTCAGTTACCAAAGCAGTAACTGCCGCGTCCGCAGACGGTGCTTCTTTTGTGTATAAGCCCAACAAATATTTTGCAGTCAAACTGCCTTACAATATTGTGTTCCTTCAGGTCATAGGCTCGAGCAAAACGCTTAATGAGATCCTCCCGGAAGGTTTCCGACCGACGCGCAATACTACAGCCGAGTACAGTAACGGAAGTATTTCAGTTAACATCGACTCACTCACATCGACTATCGCTACCAACAGCGCGAGTATTCTTTATTTCACATCGGACATGCCAGTCTAGATCGCGACCTCCCGCAGATGACCCGGCACGTGTTTAGCGTGTCGGGTCTTCTTGTGCGCTGGTGGAAGTTAAGGGGGGCTAACAAAGTTTTTATAGG